ACAATGAAGTTACACGGCGAAATCTCTTTAACTGAAGTTACATTGCTAGAAACGCGAATATTTTGAAATCCAACTTTTTTAGCAATTGTATCAACCAAAAGTTTCCATGGAATGTGCAGAGCAGTCCAATGACCAAAATTGTCTTCAAATCCGTAATTAAAAAGAGTATCCATGGCGTCTTCATTTTCATAGTCAGTGTAACCAGCGCAAATGGTAAAGCGTTTGTATACAACCGGTCCTAGAATAGGTAACGCGAATTCTTTAAACGTCTTTTTTGACGGAGTTTCTTTAAATTGTTTTTTTAATATATTAAATACTTTCTTTGTGTCACATGGCGGTGAAATAGTTTTCGCGTAATTGTGCGAGACTTGAAATTCGCCATAGGGTATTTTTAACTCTTTCAAGAGTTCAATTAGTAAATAGTCTTTTTCCTTGCGCCCTACGCCTGCACCATTTACGACTTGAACACCTTGAAACATTTCATTGCCGAGTCTACCGCCGAGCCATTGTCTTTTATAGCGCTCAAGAACAAGCAACTTTGTTTCTGGGGCCATTTTAAGGATTTTATATGCGCTATATAATCCGGAAATACCTCCTCCTACAATAATTGTATCATATTTATTATGCATTGACATATAATTATGATAGATAATAATTTATAAATGCTAAACGCCCCCTAGCGTCGTTTTTGAGTTTTTGTTTTGTTTTTAGTTTTTGGAACAGTTAGTTTTCGTGCAGTCTTTTTCAATTCAATGCTGCGTCCATTTTTACATTTGAATTTGCCACGCGAAAGACCTTTTCTGTTTAAAACCGTTTTAGTGCAAATTCCGATGGATCGCGGCTCTTTTACCTTCTTTATGCACGAACACAACTTCTTTGCTAAAATTTTTTCAGCATTTGTTTTAATGTCTTCTGTTTTTTTAGGGACAGTTAAACCATAATAATCAAGTATTTTTGAGTAATCTGTTTTTGAAATTTTATAAGGCATGAAATTTATTTATATTATGCAAAGATTTAATTTATTTAGCGACTAGTTAAAAAAATAAATATAAAAGCTAAATTAAACATATAAATGGAATTTATTATAACGGAAAACGATAAAGATGAATCGCAAGAACAACGGCTTCAGCAATGTGGAATTCCAAAAAGAATATTTCAGACGCACAAGTCTATTCAATATATTCAGAGTAAACCTAAATTGCAATTTGCATTAAATTCTTGGAAGCGTTTTGTTCCTGAATTTGGTTATCATTTTTATACAAATGAAATGTGCGATGAATTCATGAGAACTGAAATGGTTGAAGAATTTGGCGAAATTGTATATGAGGTTTATAATAGACTCCCATTATCTGTAATGAGGGCAGATCTATGGCGTTATTGTATTATATATAAATATGGTGGAATATATGCAGACTCTGACGCTATATGCAACTGCAATCCAAATGTATTTACACTACACAACACCATGATTGTTTGCGCACCCGAAGACGACGCGATGCATTTATGTCAATGGACTTTTTCGGCGCCAGCAAATTCTCCTATTTTAAAATCCATTATTGAGTTGTCTATTAAGAGAGTTGCAAACATGCAGATTATAAAAGGTGAGCACGTAGTTCACTTTTTAACAGGTCCTGGTGTTTTTACAGATGGAATTGAAAAGTATCTGCAAGAAAATAATATGAAATTGTTTGCTAATAAGAAACAATACGTTTGTTATAAAAATAGCGCAATGATTTGTTTTAATGACGAGTTGTTTCATAAAAATATGATACACCATTTGCAAGCAGGATCCGAATCAGATGGGTGGAAAAATGAACGCTTTCAAAGGTTGCTGTAACATATTGTGTTTATCATTTGTAAATTTTGCGAGATCTCCATAAAATGTTATAATGAATAATCTTTTTGTTTGCTTCTTGTTCATCGTAATATCCTTTATACATTTTTAAAATGGCTACGTTTTTATAAAGAATAAATTTATCATTAGTTGGTTTATTCCAAATGTGTTCAAGTTCAATGTTTCTTCTTTCGTCGCCAATAAATTTAGCAACCAAACCAGGTCCCGTCGGATCAACACAACTGGTGCCATAATATCGGTTTTTTACATTCTGTACAATCTGATTTATGCAGTTAAGACAAATTTCATTGTTTGGTTTAACTGCTATAAGAGCATTATAAACATTGTTTCCGTCAATATCTATAACCCAGTGTTCTTTTTCTGTTAATTCAATAAATCTAAATGAATTTATAGAGTCATATTTAATATCCAAGTATATTCCTCCATTCTTATATAAAATACAATAACGCCACAAATCAGCTTTATAAGCCCCCGGTATTAAAGAATCAAACGCATTCAATACACTACTATCAAAGTTATTGGCAATAAATTCTCGGCAATCATTGTCATCAAAAAGGAAATGTTCAAAACGCGGATGTTTTGCTTTTAATTTATTAACTGATTGCTTCATGAATGCTGGCAAATCTTTAGAATGCCATGTCTGATAAATTTTTAACGGTATAACGCTATTGTATGCAGACTTCTTACTTCTTTTGTAATTTATTATTCTCATTTGTTGCAGTTTAAGTGTATTTATTTTATCTATCAAACTGTTTTTTTTGTCTTCATTGGTATAAATAACTTTTTCACCATTTTTTCCAGATAACATATAAATCGCAGACAATAAAAATTTAAAAAAATAACTATTTTGTTGTTATTTAAAATATCCTACTATTTTAGATGCCTCTAAATAAATCAAAAGTAGTTGTATTTGACATGGATGAAACCATGGGTTATTTTGTTGAGTTGGGAATATTTTGGGATTCTTTGAATAACTATATTAAACTGCATAAATTAGATAACAAAATAACTATAAATCAAGACGTCTTTAATAGCATATTAAATTTATTTCCAGAATTTTTACGTCCCAACATTTTCACAATTTTTCATTTTTTAAAACAAAAAAAGCTTAGCAAACAATGTCAAGGCGTTATGATTTATACAAACAATCAAGGTCCTAGAGAGTGGGTAAATTATGTTAAAAATTATTTTGAGTATAAAATGAATTATAAAATATTTAATCACATTATATCAGCTTTTAAAATAAATGGAAAAATAATAGAATTGTGTCGTTCTAGTCACGACAAATCAATGAAAGATTTAATAAAATGCACGAAACTTCCCAAAGACACTGAAATATGTTACTTAGATGACACGTATTATCCTCAAATGAATTATGAAAATGTGTATTATATAAAGGTTAAACCATATACACACGATCTAGATTTTGATGTAATGATTCAACGATTCATAAATAGTAACACAACTCTTTCTAAGATTATTATGGAAAAGTATAACAACGACGATTTTATTGGTTTTATGAAGGAGAATATGAACAAATATGAATTTGTTTATATAGAAAAGGATGATAAAGAATACGAGATTGATAAAATCATTACTAAAAAAACAATGGAACATTTAATTGCATTTTTTAATAGGAAACCACATCAACCCGTCGCTTCTACTAGAAAAATAAGTGGGAGACAAAGCGTAAAAAACAGCAGCAGATCAAACAAGCAAAGAACAAGAAGAAATTATTATTAGCTCAAAATGGTATTTTAGATATTATATTATTTTTGGCGTCCATTAAGTACGTCGTAAGTATTTGATTAACTGCGCTAGTTGTAAATAAGAATATTCCTGCACTAAACGCAATTTTTCTATCTAAATTAGTAAAAATAATTTTTCTAAAAGGATTGAATCGCCACAATAAGAATAAGCTAATATATATTTTAACGTAGTAATCTAATTTTTCTAAATATTGTGGCGCGCTTTTAAATATTCCAACTGCAAATAATATATACAGCAAATAAGTAATAATAATAAAGACGTTAAACCAAAAATCTTGAACTTTGTATAAATTCTTTTGTATTGACATATCTTATTATATGTAATGAATAAAATAAACGCATAATTTTATTTTATTTGATTATTTATTCAAATACTAACCTATGAAATAAAGATCCACGAAATATAGTGTTTGTCTGTATATTCTCTTGTTTTTTCCATATTTCCATTATATCCTTTATAAATGTCTTTCACATGAATAAATCGTCCTATAAACCCAAAAAACATAATTGGAATTAAACATGATACTAGTCTTATATTTATTATATTTGATAAAATTTTTCCATAGAATATCCAGGTTACCATGTTACAAAATAAACTGTAAACAATTGTATGTAGAAGGATGGAAAATATCATTGGACCCAACGTCGCCGTGCCAAAAAGATGAGAGAAAGTAAGTTTGGGGTTTGTTGTGTCTAAATATAATTTTGTAAACATAATATATAATATGTTATTAGATAATTATTTAACTTACAGCAACAAAGTAATTATTGCTGTAATTTGTTCCGGACTTTGGATTTATTTTAGAACATCTGACTGTTATAAAATGATACCTCGTGGTAATATATTTCCAATTATATTTGTAATGATCTGGACTTATTTAAACTATTACGAACCATTATTTTTACCCATTGGATTACTTATTTTGATAACATATTCTTATTTGCGTAAAATTTTGAAGATGTAGCTTTGCAAAAATACAAATTAAATATTTCAACCTTTATTTAGCTTGTGTCAACTTTAACTTCATTATATATTTGCAATGTTCTGGCGCTCGCGTCCTTGGCGTCTACATAACGCGGCATCCAAAAATAAGGAACCACATTTCCTAGCCCAGGATAGTAACTTTCAAATATACCGCGATAATAATTCTTTTCGTCTGTATCTGGGCAATTATGATCATACTTTACATTAAAAATCTCTTGCGAAATAGAAATTGTTGCAACCTTTTCTTGGATAATTTCATACAAAGACCTAGTTGTTTTGCTAACGCCATCACTGAAGGCTTCCTTAGTCCTCCATAAAACGCATTTGGGTAACAATGCACTGCCATTTGAGTCCAAATAATTGTCCTCACTAAATGCGCTTCTCAGCAAAAATTTCTCGCACTGCTTATTACCCTTGTGAAATCTGAGCGATGGATGAATGCTCAAGTAGTGTTGGACCCAGGTTCTATCCAAAAATGGAGTTCTGGGCTCTAATCCATGAGATGAAATGCATTTATCAGAACGCAAAACATCAAATTTATGAATATCTCTCAAAAGACGTCTACATTCCTTGTCAAATTCAAGAGCGTCAGGCGCCGCATGCATATACAAATAACCGCCACACAATTCATCAGAACCATCGCCGTTGAAAATTACTTTTGCATAACTATTAGCTGCAATATATTTTCCCAACAAATAATTCCCAATGCTTGCTCTTACCGTGGTAGTATCATAACTTTCAATGGCGCAAATAACTTCTGGAATTGCGTCAATAAAATCCTGCTCCGTCAACAAGATTTCAGTGTGGTTTGTTCCCAGGTAATCTGCGACAATGCGAGCATATTTCAAGTCTTCCGAACCTTCTAAACCAATGCTAAACGTTTCCAATGGCTTATCAGAGTTTTGCTTGTGATACTCATTTACAAGAGCGGTAATTAGACTGCTATCCAAACCACCAGACAACAAACAAGCAATGGGTCGTTCAGTAATTAAAACCCTCTTTTTAACGGCTTCGGACAAATAATGTTGTATGTCCTTATAAACTCGCTGCACATCCACCGTGTTTTCTGAAATAACACTAGAAAACCCTGTGGAATGGTACGTGTGGTGCTCTTTTTTCAGCATCCACTTTGGAGACACTTGGTATTTCATAGTAAACTTGCTATAAGTTCCCGGTCTAAAATGTTCAACAACGTGATTTGACAATTCTTTAGAAAACTCTGACAACCCCTTTAATTCTGAAGCAAACCCATAAATACTCATCCGATCCTCTTGTTGAACCGTTTTCTGGTTTAGAGTATATAAAGGTCTAACTCCATAAGGGTCTCTAGCAACGTATATCTTTGATAGCGGTTCGTTAATGTTAGCATCGCAAAGAACAAATGCAAATACGCCGTCTAACATTTGCAGAGTTTGTTTCATCCCATACCTTTTATACAGGTGAATAATTACTTCGCAATC